ATGTGCGAGCCGCTGACCCAGTCCAGCCCGTTCAGGAACGGCGGCCACTCCGCGCACATCCAGTCGTCGTAGTGCAGGACGCCGGTCGAGTTGCCGCCGAGCGTCGAGAAGGAGTGCGTGCGCCCCGCCGTGCCCATGCCGGTGCCGGGCGTGATCGACAGGATGTTCAGCGAGAGCACGCCGTCCACCCAGAGCTGCGCCTTCGCCGTCGCGCCGAACTCCATCAGGACATCGATCCGATACCACCGGCGGAGCTCGAGGGCCGCGCCGGCGGTCCCGATCAGCGTCAGGGTGCCGACGTTGTTGGACACCGACACTGTGAGCTGGCCGAGCGTCGTGATGCCCAACACCAGGCCGGTGTTGCTCTCGACCGAGCCGGTCGCCTTCCAGAGGTTCTCATTCGCCGTGGGGTAGAGGCACGGGCGGACGTAGAACCGTTCCCAGCTCCGCGTCGGCGCGAGGCCCGGTGCGTTCTCGTTGCACGCATGGCTCGGCCCCGCCCCGACGCCCGCCTGCCCCAGCAGGCCATGTCCGTTGACATGGCGCGAGGCGGCGCGGCTGCCGTTGAACTGCGCCGGCGAGAGGGTGTCGAACCCCTCGATCCACCGCCGCTGGCTGATCGGGTCCGGCGTGCCGACCACGCCCGGCATCGGGGCCGCCGCGATCACGAACGACCCGACCCAGGTGTAGGTGACGGTCTTGCCGAACAGCCAGCCGATGCCGAACCAGCCGCCGCTCTTGCGCGTGAACTGCTGCTGGTCGAGCGGGAAGTTGTTGCCGGCGGCGAACCACTCCGACGTGATGCCGGGCGCCTGGAACGGCGCGTGCGGATCCTGCACCGGCGCGTGGAACAGCACCTGCGCCACCGCCGGGGCGAGGATGAACAGTCCCTCCGCCGTCGTGCCCGCCGGCAGCAAGGCCGTGTAGGTCGCGACGAGCGCCGGGTCCGTCAGGAAGACCTTGTAGTCGAGGTTCTCGTAGCGTGTAGCCATCGGTGCTCACCCGAAACCGGCGGCCGGGTCGAGCCTGCTGCAGCAGACCCGCCCGGCCCTTCTTCGTTGGGTTGTCTCGAGCTAGTCGTCGTCGCCGATGACGTTGCGGTCGCCGGTCGGGGGCGCCTCCCTGGCGCCCTGCCGGGTCGCCAGGATCTCGTCGTGCTGCTGCTTGATCACCTGGTTGCCGGTGGTGGTCCGGGTCGGCGTGTGCTTGTCGACCTTCTCCATCCACTTCTTGCTGAACTGCTCCTCCGCCGACAGCGTGCGCTCTTCTTCGCGCGTCACGCGCGACGGCGGGATGCTGTCGGTCAGGAGCGGCTTGCCGTTCTCGTCCTCCTCGAGCACCGTGAACATGCCCGTGCGCGGATGCAGGTCGAAGACGTCGCCGGGTCGCCGGCGCGCGTCGTCGTAGTAGCCGGTCTGGGTCGCACGCACGCGAATCGTGCCCGCGCCGCCCGCCGCTTTCGGGGCCGGCTTGGTGGCCGGGTCCGCCGCCTCGCCAACGCTGCGCGCCACCGGCGGCGGATCGGGATCGTCGTCGGTCGCCGCTCGGCCACCACGCTGCAGGGTCTGGGTCTTTGCCATGAGCTGATGCTCCTCTTCCGAAAGGTGAACCATGCCCCGACGGACCGGCCGATGCTACCAAGACACCCGCCGGCCCTCTGGGCCTGACTCCGTCGTTGTTCCCCCCGAACTAGACGGCGTAGTTGCGCGGATAGAAGCGCCCGGCGATCGAGATCATGCTGAACGGCGCGAGCCAGAGCGTGGCGCTGATCGTGCCGCTCGCCGTCGTGATGCGGGCGCCGAGATACCGCTGCGTCGGCGTCCCTTGCGGGAGGCCGAGCGCCGCGATGTAGCCCGCCACGGCGGTGGCGAGCGGGATGGTCATCGAGGCGTGGACGAGGATGCCGGCGGTCAGCGCGGCATCGGTGGCCGAGATGATCTCGACCAGAGACGCCGCGACGGTGCCCGACACGTCGATCTGGATGCCGAGCGCGAGCGGCTCGCCGGTGCCGACCTGGCGGCCGGGCGTGGTCAGGCCTAGGTCGTAGCTGTTAGTCGATACCGCTGCCGCGCCGAACGCCTGCGCGTCGGACAGCAGGGCGAGTGCGTCAATGAACATGTGCGTCTCCCTTTCCTGGATTACGCGACGAGCGCCTCGTTGTTGAGGAGCTGGTCGACCGTGCGGATCGGGGTCGTCCCGAACATCAGCACCCGCTTGCCGGCGACGTTCTCGTAGGTCAGCCCGCCGCCGTTGCCGACCGCCAGCCGCTCGATCCGGCGGAGGTTGCGGCGCACGGTGCGGTTCATGTAGAACACCGTCCGCCCCAGCCGGTTGGGGATCGTCTCTTCCGCCTGCTCCATCAGCGAGATCAGGTCGGGCGGGGTCGCGCCGTTGAGCAGCGAGACGTCGATGTTGCAGATACGGACGACGTAGCGCCAGTCTTTCAGCGCGATGCCCGCCTTCCACTGCCAGCGTTCCTGCAACGCGCGCATCCGCGCGCCCGGCAGGCCGGCGACCATCTCCACGGTCACCTCGCCGTAGTCGTTGTGCTGCAAGCCGGCCGTCGACCCCTTCGGGAAGATGCCGCTGATCGTCTCGTCGCCCCAGGCCACCAGCCAGATGCTGGTGTTGTCGACGTCGACCGAGCCGGCCTTGATCACGTTGGTGCCGTTGGGCGCCGTCGAGAGCGAGTAGCGCGGCGACAGGCCGGTGAACTCTTCCGGCGCGAGGCCCGCGTTGCCGTAGAACAAGGTCTGCACGAACTCCTGATTCATACTTTCGATAAACGCCCGCGCCTCCGACAGCCGGAAGCTGTTGGTGTTCCCGTTCAGCATCATCAGGTCGACGTCGACCTCGGACCACGCCTCGAGCATCCCGGCCTGCTCATCGATCTGGGCGGTGGTCGACTTGCTGGGCACGACGCCCTGGTTCAGCAGACGCCACGCGACCGCCGGCAAGCCGGTGCGGACGGTGGTGCGGTGCCCGGTCGGCAGGTTGCCTTCCTTGAACACCATGTCCTCGAGCACTTCGTTGGTCTGCCCCAGCAGCTCCACGATCGTGGCGACCTTGCCGTCCGGGTCGAGCCGCTTGGCCTGGTCGATCAGGGTCAGGTTGCCGGTGCCGAGCGCCACGCCGAACACCAGGGCGCCGGTGGCGAAGTAGGAGAGCACCCCGTGGGTGCTCAGGTGCGTGGTGACGAGGCCCGCCGCCTGGAGGTCGCACGCCAGGGCGGCGACGATCAGGACGAACAGGCTCACTACGAATCGCATAGCGTTCTCCCTTGTCCGCTGCCGTCAGGACTTCGGCGGCCCGTAGAGCACGTCCTCCGGCGCCTTGGCCCCCTCGCCAGGGATCGCCGTGCGCCCGCCGGGTGCGTCTTCCTTCGTCAGCTTGCCGAGATCAGCCAGAAAGCTGATCACTTCGATGTTGTTGCCGTAGCCCGTCCGGCGCAGCAACGTGCGGAACGACTCCGCGCGCGGATGCCCAGCCGGGCGCACGCGATCGATGATGGCGTTGGCGAGCTGCTGCGTCTCCGCCAGACGGTCGCCGCCGTAGTCGGGGTCGGCCTTGGTCTGGTCCTGAAACGCCTGGCTCTGCGCCGCCGCGCCCGCGGCTTGCGCGTTCACCCACCCTTGCGCCGTCTCGTTGTCCCACTTCAACTGCTTCGCGAGCGCCTCGGCGGCCTTGAGGTCCGCCGCGTCGATCATCGAGTTGTCAGGCACGGTCAGCGCATACGTCTCCGGCGGGGTCTGCTGCCCTGCAGCGTCTCCGGCCTTGGCGTCGGGCTTGCCGTCCTTCCCTGCGTCGGGTTTGCCAGCGTCGGGTTTGCCCGCGTCGGGCGTGCCGGCCGGCTTGTCGTCGGTCTTCGTGGACCCGTCAGCGGGTGCTTGTGGGTCCGGGGTCTTCGTCGCCATCAGTCCTCCGTCGTGGCAGCGGCGTCCTGGTGGACGGCCTGCGTTTCCGCATCACGCCGCGCGTCCCGCGCGTGCGCCTCGCGTTCCATCAGCGCGTAGAGCTCCGGGCTGGCCTCGTAGCAGAGCGCCTTCCACCGCAGGCCGACGTTGCGCTGCCCTTCGTTGAAGCACATCTCCGAGCCGTTGGTCGAGAACGACGCCAGGTCGAGGCGCGACGTCGTCAACAGCGTCTGCAGCACCAGCCGGCCCTCCTCCGTCTCGAGCACCGCCCGCAGCGCGACGAGCAGCGCCGTCTTCGTCTGCGCCGCCTTCCGCTCGGCGTAGCGCGTCTGCCGCGGGTCCGCCGCGTTGCGTTGATAGGCGTGCGTCATCGCAGTCTCGGCACCGGCACGTCCACAATCCCGAACGCCTTGGCCAGGATCAGCACCACCACGACGACGCACGCCACCCAGAGGATCCGGTCGATGATGCCCGGATGGTTGGGCGCGAGGTAGTCGATCACCCAGATGGCGCCCCAGAAGAGCAGCACCACCCCGACGATCGTGAACAGCAGGACAATCATGGGTCGTCCCTCCTCACGCGAGCACCGCCGCGACCCGTGCCGCGACCTGGACGTAGCCGGCCGACGTCAGGTGCGGACTGCTCGCCGGCCCCGGCCAGAGGCCACCCGACGGCGGGTCGTAGCTGCCGATCACCGGTTTCGGGTCGATGTCGTCGCACCGGACGTAGGAGAACCCGCGCGCCGCGGCGTAGGTCGCCTGCATCGCGCGGAAGGCGTCCCAGCCCTCGAGGCCACCGAGCGGGCCGGCGGCGGTGACGCCGATGATGACCACCAGCAGCACGCGCTGCCGGCCGAGCACCGCCTGCACGCGCCGGATCAGATCATCGAGCTTCGACGGGTAGGCGTCGGGGTCGTCGGTGTTGTTCTCGCCCTGCCACCAGACGACGGCATCGACCGGGCCGGCGTGCAGCTGCGCCTCGAGCGCCGTCCAGAGCGGTGTGCCCTCGGCCCATGCCTCGATCGGCACCGAGCCTTCCGCGACCGCGCGGATGGTCGCGTAGGGGCGCAGGTAGTGCTCGAGCGCCACGGCGTTCGACTGTCCCGACAGCACCCAGCTCGGCATGGTCAGCTCACCCGATACGTGATCATGCCGATCATCTGCGTGGTGTTCGCGATGTCGGTCGTGGTCAGCGCCGTCAGCCCGGCCGCCGCCGCCGCCGCGCCCCAGACGTCGATGAAGGTGCCGTTCTGGAACCCGTAGCCGGACAGATGCACCTTCCCGACGGCGAGGTTCTGCCAGTAGGACATGTTCACCGGCGGGAAGTGCCCGGCCAGGTTCGCGATCGTGACCGGCAGTCCCTGAATCTGCACCGTGCCGGTGATCGTGCCCTTGTTGCTCAAGGTCACGTTGAACCAAGCGGTGAACAGGTCGCCGTCGCGCAACCAGTGCCCGGCCTGCGTCGTGTAGGTCTGCCCCGATGTCCCGCCCGACCCGCCGAGCACCGGCAGCCAGGTGCCTTTCGTCTGCCGGGGGATGTTGGTGTCGAGGCGCGCGTCGGGCACCAGCCCGCTCGTCAGCTGCGTGGCGTTCAGGGCCGTCAGGTTCACGCCGGACGCCGCCGGCAGGGTGGCCGGGAAGCGCGCATCGGGCACCGTGCCGGACGTCAGGACTGCCGCGGACAACGCCGCGAGG